TACGATATGATGCTATTGTGGAGCTCGATGATCTCTGCTGTAGTGGATGGAAGCTTTTCGAGGTAGAACGGCGTTACGTCGTGCCCTTTGTAGTAATGCCCGCCGCATGATTCCCGAAAGGGACCATCTGCGAAGGACTTCTCCACATTAGTGGAGAAACCACAAAAGGAGAGGAGCTCACGCACCTCGGTCACGTAAGATGACGGATAGATCAGGTCATCGCCGTAAACGCTTACTGTACTGTCCCTTCCACAAACCGCACGCACTAGAGCATAAAACAACAGCGTCTCTAGCTCAAATGTGTAGCCATTACCCATCGAGGATATTTTCTCATATGAAATAACGGTACCATCCGAAAGCGTTCCCTTATCACTACGGGTATCCCAGATGGGATTAAACCAATAGCTGGGGAGTAGCAGTTCCGCTAGGCCTGCGGCGATAGTGTCACTCGCTGCAGAAAGATCATCGGTGGTTAATCGACCATCTATGCTTGCCTGACGCGCCAACCTCTGGTGTTGAACCTGAGCATTGGGGTGGAGTAGACCTTCTCGGTTGAGCCGTGTGCGTATAACGTTGCCAAGCCCTTTCTGGAGGAACATATTCCAGGTCGGCTCCTTGGCACACACACGGTCTTTCTCGAAGTTCTTCAGTACGGTGAACACCTTATTGGAGTCGACGATGCGGAAAGTTGCATCGTCTAGGCCGACACCACGCACGAATGCGAGTGCATAAGGTAGGGCTCTTTCGGTAACGTGGGTCCCAAGTTCCCACTTCTTCGATGCTGACCCGGGCGACCGGGGCAACTCCGTCGAGGCTCCTGAGGAGAAGTCACAGGACATGAGATGTTCTTCGATGTCATATGACCTCAATACTGCGGCCACGATGGTCTTCGCTCTGGACAGCACCCGCCAGTATTTCATGGCGGATGGCCGGTTGAAGGCATCGTGAAGTCGGGAGTTCGTCTCGCGACAAACCGTTTCCGACTCAAGAAAACCAACCACTGCAGCAGCCTTGCGAGCTGATGCGGAGATAGTTCCCTTTTGGTACTTCTTCAGTACCTGTGACCGCACGTAAAGGTGTTTGAATACCTTATACGACTCAACTCCTGAGAATGCCAGCTTACGCTGACGATCACAGAAGTCCCGAAGGCCAGCGGTCTCATTGAGCACAGGAAGTGCCTTCATGAGATGATGGTTGAGATTACGGAGCTTTCGATTACCGTACCGTGTGAGGGAAGGCTCTGCCTTCTTACTCATAATTGTCTCCTCTGGGGACGATTAGGGTGTGCTACAACTGGCCCATTACTGGGTTGTGCAGACCTCAGGTCTGCTGCTGCAAGCTGGATACGCTCGTCTCGAATGGGACGGATGCGACCAGATCTTGCACTCGTTGCAGCACATCATCACGGTGCGCTTGCGGCGCTGCCTTGTCGAACCGGATGTTGACGTCACAAATCGTGTCTTTAAACACGGTGGGGACGCAGCAGTCGGGGTCGGCCGGCTGGATCGGAACCGTCAGCTTCCAAGCCACCGTTGTGATGGTAGGCTGGAAGACAACGCGGTTCGTCAGCTGGCTGAACAACGTGGCAATGCCGAGACTCCGTTCCCACCAGATACTGATGAGATTGAGAATACCTGCGCCCACGTACGACTTGGTGTTGAGAGTGATGGTAGACATACTATGTCCTATTGGTTGTGCACTCACCGCAGGGACGGGCGTCCGCCCGCCATACTAGTAAGAGCGAAGATAGAGTTGGCCATCTGGGCAACTCCAAGCGTGGTCTTAATCTGCGGTATCACCGCAGGTAAAACGCCACCGGGGTCGACTATCTCCCGACGGAATTCACCAGCAACAAT